TACAGTAAATTCTTTTAAACTTTTCGTTTGAGTTTAAGCCATTACCATTTTGTACCTCATCTTGAAATACCTTAGATAACACAATATTTTGAACCGCATTTTGATTAAAAAACGTTTTGCGTTCAATTATCAATTCGTTACCTACTACTCGGCTCTTTGCGTTAAAAGTGTCCTCAATTACAGTAATTAATTGACCGACTGAATTAATACTATCACGTAAACTAGGGTGTCCGTTATTAAACGCTAACGAATTTGGAAAAAATAGTTCTTTCCAATAAGGCACGTTGTTAGGTCTTAAAGGAACTGGAATAAGCACTAAATCGCTTAAACTATCTAGTAAATCACTTTTTAGAGTAAACCCATGATGTTCACACCCTTTTTCAATTAGCCTTTTAACTGTTGTGCATTTAAACTTTCTAATAATTGGAAAGATAATCTCTATAATCTGCTGGCCTAATTTAATTAAAGCAATAAATATAGCTATCGTGTCTTGTATTCTTTCAATACTTTCTGCAAGCTCTTTTGCTAGTATGTAAAAAGCTATTGACGTGCTTAAAAACTTCGCAAATTGATCTTGTTCTACAACTTCGTAAGACACTTCTCTAAAGTCGCTTGCATTCCAATCTAACACATCAAAACTAAGCGCGTTTAAGTTCTCAAATAAATTATCATTACTGTAAACTCTTTTTATGGGGCAAATAATCGAATTATCCTTTTTTAAATATCCATCAGCTTGAAAATCCAACATATATTCCACATTAGCAAAATCATACTGAACCACTAACGGCATTCCTAAAAATTCACCGTTTTGGCTAATCCAATTTAATATGCGCTCTCTATCCTCCCTAACAAACTCTAAATTAGTAATCGATATCTCTAACTCTGTTATTTGTCTAGGACGAAAGTCAAACGTGTAAGTAATCTCATCTCTATTTAAAGGATTACACTCAACACCGTCTAATATGTATTTAATCCGATTCATCTAGTCTTGTAAATAGTCGTTGTTATATCTCCGCCTCTTTTAACTTTCTCCACCAAACCACGCTGTACGCTGTCCCAATGTATTTCTATTTCTTTTTTGTTTTTAAGAGCTTGGGTTTGTTCTTTCATTAAACTTTCTAAACGCATTAAATCGTATGAGTTACCGCTAGTTTCTTTTGCTCTTCTAATTAAATCGCCATCTTTTGAACTTCTTAAATTCTCAATAATAGCTTTAGACTTTTGAGCATTATAAACTTTGTCTCCAGCCTCTAACATAGTTAAACTTGCCCCGCCATCACTACCTAAACTTTTAATGTTTCCTTTCTTATCGGCAATAACCTCTGCACCCTTTTCCTGCGTCCATGCCAAACCTTTTGGAGCATTATCAGTTCCCTTTTCAAACGCATTTAAGTTACCTAAAAACTGTACCAACGCTTGACTTGTTAATACAGTTGTCGCAAATGCTTCTTGGGGTGTCTTACCATTCTCTAATTCCGTAGAAAATGTATTTAATCCGCTAGATATTAACTCTAATTTAGCCTTTTGACGTTCTAGTCTTTCCTGTTCTTTTAACGCCTCTCTCTGTAGCTCTATTTGCTTTGCAATAGACTGTTGAGCGTTTATATTACCGTTACTTGCTAGCTCTTGGTAGAAGTTTTGCAAGTTTTGAGCCTCGTCTGCTTCTCTTTTCCTTAACTCAATACGTCTATCTATGTTTTCTTTTAGACCGTCTGTAATTTGTTGTTGTGTTTGGTTTAGTTCTTCAAAAAAGTTTTTATCTTGATTTACTAATTTTTCGTTTAAATCTTGGTTTAATTTAGCCAACTCAATTTGCAAATCTGTTGAATCTTGACCATAAACTTCTAACAAATCTATTTTTTCTTCTAATAACTCTTTTTGACGCTCCAGTTCTAACTTATCAAACTCCTCTTGTGTTTCTGCATTTTTAATGTTAAATAATTCAATTTGCTTAGATTTTTTTTCTGCAAAGTTCAATTCTTGTTGTAGTTCCTCTGCTCTTAAATCTTCCTCGGTTGCACCACTTAAAGCATCGTTTATATCCGCCTCTAGTTTCTTTCTTTCTTTTAACTCCTTGTTAATATCCTCATAGGATTTTACTTGGGCGTTAATTTTAGATGTATTATCTTCCTGTGTTTTATTTAGCTCTACAGTTTGAGTTTGTAACTCTCCAACTTCCTTTGACGTGCTTTTTAACTCTTCTTTGTAACCCTCCAACTTAGTTTCTCCAGCACCTATTTTAGCGTTTAATTCACCTATAAACTCATTAAAATTATCTGTATTAAAATTACCAAAAACATTGGATACATCATCTACCGAAACACCAACCGAATTTAAAGCCTTGTTAAATTTAATTAACGCTTCTGTTTCAGAACCTCCAAGAGCCTGCTGTATTTGAAAGCTACCAACCTGAAAATTAGTAGAAGCTTTACCTACTTTTTCTAAAATCTCTAAATATTCTGAATTTTTATTGATTTTTTCTTGAACTACATCTATGTCGCTTTGAACCAGTTTTTGAGTTTTATTTGCTTCTAATTCTTTTAATTTTAAAGCTTCTTCTGCGCTAATCTCTTCTCTTCTTAATCTTTGGTCGATCAACTCTATTTCATCTCTTAAATCCTCTTGCCTTTTTTGGCTTCTTTCACTTTGTTGTTTGCTTGCTGTGTTTTGATAATTTTCTAAGTTTTCTGCATCTATTCGAGCTTGCCTAGCTCCACTCGCAACATCGTAAAAAGAGATAGCTAGTTCAACTACAACCGCAATAATACTCGCCCAGTTTATATTTTTAATTGACCTACCTACGCTTTTAATGCCACTTCCAGCATCTTTACTCGCAGTCGCTGTTTTACCTATGTTTACAGCAAGCATAGCAAAGTTTTTAATTTGCCTGCCTAATTTTAACGATAATGTTACAGACTTATATACAATAAAAGCCCTTGTAAGTCTACCCAAAACCCCTAAAATAGTGCCTAAGTTTTTAGCTAAAAAGCCTATCGCAGTTTTTAATTTATCCACTGCTCCACTAGCGTCTGATTGTCGTAATATAAATTCTTTATAAGCTGAATTAAGTAATTTTAAACTACCAGCAACAGAATCTTCTTGAGTCTCCGCCATCTCTTTAGCGGAACCAGATGCGTTTTCATATTCTTTTGTTAAGAATTTTAATGCTTCCGAACCTTGTAAAACTTCTTCTTTACCATCTTTTAAAGCTGTTGTCTGACCTAGTATTAAAGATGTCATTTGCTTATTTGCTCTAGCCCCAAAGATAGTTGATATTGCATTTGCTCTTTGTTCATCTGTAAGGTCTACAAAACTATCCTCTAAACGGTCAATAGTTTTTGTTATACCTACAAACTGCCCGTTAGCATCAAAGAATGAAAGATTTAACTCTTTCATTTTAGACTTCATTTCTTTAGTCGGTTTAGACAATCTATTTAATGCACTATTTAAAGTTGTTGTTGCATCTGTTCCTTTTATCCCAGAGTTACCTAGTAAACCAACCGCACTCGCTATTTCTTCAATAGGTATCTTTAAATTATTTGCAGTTGGCGCAATTTCTTTAAACGACTCTCCTAACGTTTCAACAGTAGTATTTGTAGATGTTGCAGTTTTAGCAATTACATCAACAACCCTGTTTAATTCTGACGCTTCTAATCCAAATCCAGACATTACGTTAGTAGCGATATCTGCTGAACGAGCTAAATCAATATTACCTGCACTAGCCAAGCTAAGAACTTGCGGAGTAGCTGTAAGTATTTGATTAGTATTTAAACCAGCCATTGCTAAAAGTCGCATAGCTTCAGATGCTTCTTGAGCAGAAAATATTGTGCTGCCCCCTAGCTCTCGAGCTAATCGTTCTAAACTTTCAACATTACTCCCTACAATAGCTTTAAGATTTTGCATTGAAGAATCAAAATCTACAATAGTTCCACCTACATTTCTAACGACTTCTCTAATTCCAAAAGCAAGACCTAAAGAACTTAAAGCATTACGTAACCCTCCAATAGCTTTTTGGTAGTTACCTACATTTCTAAAGTTATCACCCACAGTAGCGTCTAACTTCTTTAACTGGACATCGCCAGCTTTTGCGCTTGCTGTTACCTGCTTGTAAGTCCTAGATAAATCTCTATATTGTTTTGTGTTACGTTTACCAGCACTCTCTAAATTCAACAATTCAGCGCCTAAACGCTTACTTTCATTCTTATAATCTCGCGTTTGTTTTACTAACCGTTTGTATGCGTTAGTTTCATCAGTTAAGTTCTTTTCTAACCTTTCCTTTAACCTTAAAAGCCTTTCGTTTTCTTTTCGAATAGCAACCTTTTGCTTTTGCTCTAACGCCTCTAATTTAACTAACTGTTGTTGTTGTTTTATGCGTTCGGTATCGTTTTTGATTTTCTCTTTTACTAGCCTTTCAGCTTGTAATTGTTGTTGGTTTAATTTAGTTATCCCTTCAAGTCTTTTCTTTTCAGCCTTGGTTAATGTAACGAATGATTTGGCGACAGACTTTAATTCTATATCCATTTTTTCCAAAACAGATAAATTTTCCTGTAGTCCTTTCTTTAACGACGGTAATACATCGTCATTTATTATGTCACTCTTTTTTATTTGCTCTGCCATATTCCTTTAGCATTTCTCTAAATCTTACTATTGTAATATCCCGAGAATTTAAATTATAACCAATCCACTTACTCAAGTGTGTCAAACAACTTTCAATGCTCATTCCCTCAAAATTATTAGGGTTTAAGCGTTTCAATTCAGCTTCTATAAAATGTAAATCATTTAATACAGCTTCATCTCCTTCAATAACAAAAATACTACTTATTTTTATATATTTTTCCTGAAATGACATATATTTTTCATAGTCATCTCCTAAACCATATCTTTCCAAGTAATCATCGTACAATTTAATAGCGTGTAACTCATCGCCTTTTCTGTAAATCTCATCCCTATTTACAAACCTAGCCTCTGACATCATTTTATTGAAGTTGTACAAAGGCAACTCATCAATCTCTAAATAACGTTCTCTTGATTTCTTTGATGTATCTTTTTTTGACTTCGATAGTAAGTTTTTGAATATTTTCATTGGTTAATCCTATTATTCCGTTTCCGTATTTAAAAAATAAATTATCTTCTCCCTTTATTGGGTTAGCATTAATTACAATAGAGTCTTTTAAAATCTGAACATACATGCTCTCGTAAAATGCGCCAGTATCATCTAATGTGTAAGGGTCGCCCGCTTTCTTTTCGGGGTTTATCAGCTCCGTAACAGGCGAGTAATAACCAATAACATCTCCATCTTTATCTATTCCTTTATTTGTTAACTGGTCTATCTTAACCCAATTTAGTATTTGATTTTTCAAGTTTGTATCAAAAACACTATACCAAAGCAAAGCATCAGATAACAATCTTTCTCTTCTTAATAACTGATGTAATTTGCTTTTACCTATTGCCATGTTGTAAATTTACTTATAATTATTGATAATAGATATAGTTCCCCTTATACCCTTGCAAATAGATAGTATTGCAATAGTTTAAAACAGAACAATCCTATAAAAAGGATTTGCTCCCAAAATAGATAGACATTTGCGCCCTTGACGTAAGTTTCATACGTGTTGCTCGAGATAGATAAACTCTGCAATCTTTTCACTCGTCTAATTAATCATTGCTGTTTGCAAGTCCTATGTTGCTGGGGTAAGCATTGCATAGAATTTTAGACGTTCTATCTATTCTACCAAACAATACTTTATAGTGATTTTTTATACGGTTTCACACTTATGAACCTTGTATTGTTGGGATATATGTTATTGGGATTAATCTAAAAAAAAGGGGGCGCGTTCCTATCCCAACGAAAAAACATCATAAATGCGTATCCACATTTACTACATTCCCCTTGGTGCAAATATAAGAAATAAACAGTAAATAAATATATTTTTAAATTTTATTTATAAAAAGTTTGCATAAGTCTAAAAGATGTGTATCTTTGTTCCT